AATTGTTCAAATAGTTTTACGTGTTTCATTATTTATAGATATGTTTAATCTTTAGTTGGTTTAATGATTACCAAGCGTAATCCATGTCATTTACTTTTTTAACCTTGTCTTTAATGCTCTTAGCGTAGGTAGAAGCTTCTCTTGTGTAGTATTTACTACCTTCAGGATTTTTAGCATCGTTAGTGTATCTAACATAACTTTGATACATGTCAAGTATATTAGAAATAACGTTAGCGGCATCTCTCATAGAGATTTCGCGACCTTTCTTGTCGGTGCCAATGATCATTGACTCGTATCTACCCGCAGTCTTATTCTTAAGAGCGCTTTGAATATGTCCAGTCACGGTTTCAATTGCCTTTTCAACCATACCGTCGATATCATCGCTGGCTGCTCTAGTTGCAAGAATCATTTTGTATCTGTTCATGTTCTCCTGTTTGAATTCTTTATCCGTCATGAATGCTGTTGCGCCTGCTTTAGCAGCTGATCTGCTAGCTTTTTGATCTGCAGCGCTTGGAAGAATAGATGGATCAAACATTAGAACTCTATCTGAAACCTCAGAAATTCTCTTGATGTTTGATAGACCTGAAGCACCATAACCAGAATGTTGCTTGTCAATGCCTACAGATGAAGCTTCTTTACCGTATTTACCGGCATTCTTTAGTTTTGGTTCGTAAGGAGCTGATCTATTCCATCCTCTAGTGTAATCCATTGCAAACATTTCATTTTTACCATTTGCAATGGCCAAAAGAGTGTTACCTGGAACAGTACCGTAACCGTTGTATTTAGATTGACCGTAATCAGCGTATGGGTTTTCTTTCTCATTATCAGAGATATAGAAAAAGATAGCGTTAGGGTGAGCTTTGGTCTTATAAGCCTCAGCCGGGTGTAGTTCAACCACCTGATCGTCAGTAATTTCATCTAGCTTAACCTTAGTGAAATTATAAACTGCTTTCATTATGTCCTTCCTAGCCGAAGATAGGCCAAGAATAGAAGCCAGCTTTGAAGACTTAAGTGCTTCGTTAACCTCTAATGACTCATTAACAAAGCTTTCGAATGTTGTGTGAATTTTATTCATTTTCGTTTACTGCTTTAATTTTAGATAGGATTCTCTGGCCGTACTTCGACAGTGAGATACCATCTTCTGAAACGTTGAAGTAGTGACGATTTGATTTCGCCCATCTTCTAGAAGCAGTAGAGAATTCCTTAATGATTGTTTCAAATTCTTCAGTCGTTACTTTACCGTCTGCAATTGCTTCGATGATCTTGTCTCTGACTGGACCAAACTTAGATACTGTGATCTGTGGATAGTTGTCAGTGTAACGTCTTTTTAGAGTGATTTTACCTTCGGTGATTTGTTCACCTTCTAGGATTACGATAGATGTAAGGCCACCCTTTGTGAATGAATCAACGTCCATTTTGAACTCGTGACCCATGATTTCGCTAAACATCTTAATCATGCCATAACCTTCAAGGGAAGATGGAGACATGTACGATGACATGTTCATTTGGAAACCACCTTTAACTTTAGAGATTCTTTTCAGAGCTTTATCAAAGCCAACCTCACTGAACACTTGTTGCATCGCATATCTGATGTCTTCCATGTTGTAACCTTTAGCTTCGTCAATTTCGCCTTCAATCTCAACTTCGTTTTCTAGAGATTCTGGTACGCCCATTGCAAATTTGCTTAGATCTGGTTCGTAGTCCATACCAAAGCCGTATCTTACGTAATTAGCGCCTTGAGTATCAACGAAAACACATTGACCGTAGTAGTCCTTAAGTTCACCTTGTTCGTGATTCAACCAAAGAATAAAGATCGTTTCAGTAGGTGTGTTTGCAAAATTAGCATAGATTCCTTTTGGTGCCATTTTACCCCAAACATCCTTAGATGTATAAACTGGAATGTGGGTTAGGTCTAGTTCTTTTTGCTGTGCGTCTTTCAGCTGAACAGCGTTTGAACCAAAAAGATCAGATGTGTAAGCTGGCTTTCTCTCAATGTTTCTACCACCATAAGTTTTGAACAGGGTATAAGCCTGATCTTCGTTGTAGAATTCATTTAAGAATGTTCCAAATGACTCAAATACTCTCATTTTTAAGTGTTGTCTTTTTTATATCTTATTCTATATATTACGCATCTTCTCTTACTCTTAGTAGGGCTCCTGACATACCAAAGATGGCTTCTTTACCAGCTCCGTATTGTGATGCAATATCGGTTCCTTGAACCTTCTTCAACCCTGAAGTAATGTTCATTGCCTCTTTTCTAAAGACAACGAATTTCATTTTAGCGTATTTCTTTTCAACATTTGCAAGACCATCATTGATGTCTTTAACTAGCGATTCAACGCCTGCTCTAACATATTCGTTCTTTGCAAGCATTCTGTATAGTGCTTCTTCGTTTGAAACGTCAGCCATATTAACTTGCTTAATGATCTTAAATTTACCTGCTTTAATATCTGCTTCCTTTGCGGGTTCGATAATAAAAGACACGTTTGGATTACCGGGTGAAGTTGATTTCACCTCAATGATATCGTATCCTGTAGACCTATTCGCTAATTGCTCTTTTGCAATCTTAATGAAATCAATCACAGAGCTAATAAGTTCTTTTGATACTTCACCTCTAGAAAAATCAGCAGCTGCTGATTTACCTTCACCTCTTGAATTTACGGTCGCAGCTGCATTGAAGATTTCAGGGTGCATATCTTTTAGACCTGGAATTGCAACAATCTCTTCTGTGATTTCGGCAACGTGTCTCATTTTTCTCAACCATACGAATTGAGAAGCTGCGCCTGCATTACCCAATCTGAATGGAGAATGAGAGTCAGCGTATGACTTAACTTCGTATTGTCCTTTTTCATTGTGTGTTACGTCAAAGGATTCTCCGCCGCCTGAGATTCTAACACCATCAACCACCCAAGCCAACCACAATTCACCAGGACCAATACCCTTTGATTGCGTATTGAATAGACCATTTGAGAACGAAGATGAATTAACTTCTTTAAGATAGTTAGGCTGTAGGGCCTCAAGGCTCGAATACTTTCCAAGTCCTTCAACGAAGATTGCAAGATCCTTACCTGACAGGGAATTAAGTGTCTTAATCATGTCGGCAAAAGGTGAACCTCCCGTCTTTTGTAGGTTTTGAAGGTACTTATCAAATTGTGCCTTCTTAGAAGAAACCGCTTTAGTAAGAGCAGGGTTCTTAATTCCGTATGCTGTGTATTCTTCAGCCTCGTTGATCAGCTGAAGTTCTCTTGCAAAATTAGATCTAATTAAATTACTCATTGCTAAACTTGTTGATGAACTGTTCAAAGGTCATCAATTCTTCATTTACTTTTGACTCCGCAGCTGTCATAACTTTTAAAAGCTCAGACTGTAGAACTGGGTACATTCCGTGAAGTGACTTTGGTGTCATTCTTTGAAACTCTGTCTTATTATCGGACATCATTGCGTTTCTAACCGCAGTTGCTGAGATGTCATCATCTGTTCTGTGAATTTCATGCATACCAAACTCAGGTAGAACGTTCAATTGTTCTCTGTACGTTTCTTTGTATGCCTGTGAAGAGTAAGCTGCCATTCTATCTGTACCTGTACCCCATAAGACTGGTTCGTACTTAGGTCTTAACTCATTGAATAGGGCGTCAATTGCAGCGAATGGAACAACAATAATATCTTTTAGGAACTTGTATTCCCTTTGAACTGCCTTAAACATTTTCATTTGCATTGCCTCGTCATAAGGTCTTTTGAATGCATCTTCCTTTTTAGCCGTCTTTGACTTAACTAGGAATACTACAACTGGTAGGCCGTTCTGATCATGTAGAGACTGAAGAACTTTAGCGTGACCTAGAGTAAAAGGTTGGAATCTGCCAACAAACATATTTACTTTTTGTTTACCATGTTCTAGGGTCTTAACCTTTAGGGCTTCATTAACTTCTCCTTCTGGAGCATCTTCCTGAATTGAAGACCACTTCTTAAATGATGTAAAGTCCATTACGTCGTTCTCTTCTAATTTTGCGTCAATCTGCTCGTAAATCTTATCGATGATCTCGTTTAGCTGTGCAACCATGTCCTCGGTTAGAATATCACTTGCCTTCTCTCTTTTATTTCTAAAAGAAGATAAAACAATTTTGAAAAGCTCAGATAGGATTGGGTTGTTGACGTATTTTAAGGTTTGTTCGTTTTTCAAAAACGCGGTGTTTAGATTAAAGGCTTCATTCTTTGCGAAATCAGCTGTCTCAAACTTAACACCAATATATTTTGCGGCATTAGCCTTAATGTAATCGTTAAATGATTCAGACATGATTTCTATAAATCTTCTGTCTTTCTTTTCTTCAACTAGTTTGTATTGTGAAAAATCATGGTTTGTGAAGTATTCAATAACGTCTACCATTGTGATTTGATAAACATCAGAAGACTTTCTTTCTGTTTCTTCATTCTTTCTTCTATAATCTTCTAGCTTGAAAGACTTCATTGATTTGCCATCAACAAACGAAACAACTAAACCATCAATTTCTTCATTAACTGATTCATTCAGCGCAGTTCTAGACATGCCTGAATTAAAAATGTTATAGATGTCTCTGGTGAATGAACGATTTTCGTATACTTTTTCAAATTCATTATCGTTCATTTCTAGAATTTTGATCAATTGCTCCTTCTGGAACATCGTCAGCATGCCTTCGAAGATCACAGGTGGCTTTTGAACATCAAGTTTCTTTGCCCACTTGTTTAGGACCTCAGTGTCTCTAATCACCTTAGAAACCCTGCCTGATTCGTTAAGAACCTGGATATGCGTTAGAATTAAATTATTCTTAGGAAGAAGAGCGTACTTAAAATTTGGAGTTTCATTTTCAATCAGATAATCAAAACCAAACTTCCAATCCTTCGGCATGTCGCTCTTCATTTCATCACCTAAACCTTGAAAGTGACGAATAGCATTTTCATAAAATCTAACGATAGTACGATCTACAATATCCATAGCTCTTTCAGAACCTGATTTGTAGTACTTGTTGGTTAGATCGTCTCTTCTGACGTGAAATGATGAAGCAGCGATCTTCTCAACAACGTGAACCTTTTGGGTTAACATTGCCATGAAGTTTTCGCGATTCGTATCGTTGAAGTGATCTCTAAGTTTAGGTAGTGCCATTTTTATCTTCCGTATTTAATAATACCCATTAGCTGGTTGATTGCAGCAAAGGTGCCAGTTAGCTTATATATTTTACCCTTATACTTGAACACTAGACCTTCAGAAGGAATGATTGAATCAATTCCACCAATTCTTGAAAGTCTGTCAAGTTCAGCTTCAACCTTTTGAATTTGCTTAACGTCTCCGCCTTTCTTAATCTTACCCGCCTCTGTTCTAATCTGATTGTGAAGTCTTTGCATTTCCTGATCAGGTGAAGCAGCCAAGAAGTTTGAAGCATTCTTTAGAACCTCAGAACCAAACTCTAGGAAAAGATCTTCAAATGGTCTAATGTTTTCTTTGTATTTCTTACCAGCATCCATCTTATCGTATTGCTTGATCTTATCCATACCTGCAGCGTCAACGAGTTTGGCCATGGCTCTAAAGTCCATGCCTTGTTTGTTGTTATAGGCCCATCTCTGAAGAAGACCTTCTTTTACGTCTTGTGTAAGGTTAGGGAATGAAGCATCGATCTCTTCTCTCCACCACATTTCATGATAACGTGAAACCTCGTCTGAATCAGAAAGCTTGTAACGATTCTTAAGGTCTTCAATCTTCTTCATGAAATAAGGTAGCTTGGCAGAAAAGTCTTGGTGCTTTCTCAGAACAAGAACCTGTGGAGGAATGATCGTGAATGTTTTACCAATGTGAGCATTAACGTCTTGTAGAATCTTTGTAAGCTCTTTAGCTGCTCCAGGACCAGACTCACCAGTAATGTTTCCGTTACCGTCAGTGTATTTAATTCCGTGGAACTGAATTACATCTTTATCGTAATTGATGACATTAGAGTTACCCGAAAAGATTAACTCCATATTCATGAAGTTCTTACCGCCGTCAAAGTATTTTTCTTGTGAATCTGACTTCAATTTGCCTAGGGCTGAAGCTAAATCATTAGCTGCCATAGTAAATGTCTTACGAACTCCCTCTGAAGGGTGATCAGCAAACATTGAAGTAACTCCACTAAGGTCCAATGGGTTTTTCAACTGACCTGCATTTCTTGCAAACATTGTAACGCCATCTTTAACTGTTGCAAAGATGTTTTGACCATCTGTTTTTTCAGTTGGATCTTCTTCGAAGTTCAATTCTCCCTTTAGACCTGCTTCAATCATGGCTTTAAAGTCGCCAAACGTTAGATCTTTGTCATCAAACGGATGTGACATGTGACCAGCAGCACCACCCTCTAAAACGAGGTCAGAGCCGGCCAAGCTTTGACCTGCTCTTTCAACGATGAATTGGTTATAAGTTAATAATTTCATTAGATTTTATCTTGAAATACTATTTTACCGGTAGCATCTTCAAGTGTGAAATGATAACCGGACGTTGGGTAACGCTTTTTAAGAGTTGTCCAGTTCGCTGGAACGGCGTCGGGAATGTTAATTACTTCCTGATGAATGACTGCTCCAACCTGGGCGCCTTTAGCGTGAACTACTAGTGTCACTGGGAAGGCAGCATCTTTCAATGATTTCTTAATCTTTGAGAAAGATACTTCTTCATTAACAAATGCTTCGTACAATTTTACGCGTTTCATAGTGACCATGGGTGATTTTTAGCAACAAACTTTTTACCGTGAATAAGGCCTAGAACATCTCTGTCCTTTTCACTGTGTTGTAATTTGAATGTATCGTGATCATATTTCCAATGAGCCTCTTTAGAACCTTTACGAAAACCGTATGTCATATCCTGCTTCTTGTCATAAGATACCATGTTATCAGGGTGAAGCTCCTTGTATGATTCAACAAATTTGTTGTACTCATAAGGAGTCATCTGATTATAGGTCATGAAAATACCTTCAGAGATGAACTGTTCATATAGTTTAACGTGTTTCATAGGGCTAATATAACCAAAAAAACCGACCCGGAAAAATCCGGGTCAGATTATTTTTATCCTTTAGCGATCTTTGCAAGCTCTTTAGCAACGTTCTTTGCTTCAGCGCCTTTTAGACCACCTTCTGTTTGAACAAGATTGAATAGCTCGTCTTCTGACATTGATTGAAGTTCAGACTCAGAGTGCTTACCTTTCTTTAGATCAACTAGAGACACATAAAGTTCCATTGCCTTTTGCTCGTCCTTAGCTGCCTCTTCGACCTTGTAAGTCTTACCATCGAATTCAAACTCTTCTTCGCCAGCTTCTTTAGCCTTTCTTACTGCGTCACCGAAAGCATTGCCTTCTTCAACTTCATCAGACTCGCGAACTGGAACAATACCTAGTTTGCTAGATGCTTTGCCAAGGTTGTTTTCAACTGCTTCAACGTTTTTAATGATATTCTGAATGGCCTTTCTCCAAGCTGCGTCGGTTGTTTCTTCAGCTAGATCATTTAGCTTTGCGTATAGATCTTCAATTAGACCGCCGACTTCGTCGTAAATATCTACTTCAGCTTCATATACTTTTGATTCTTTAATGTATTCTGCTAAGTCTTCGTCACACCATCCATAATCACAATCTGCTAATACAGTTTCAAGGTCTTTTCTCTTACCTTGCATTAAGATAACTGGGTGACCACCTGCTGGACCGTCCATTTGCTTGTTAATAATTTTAACATTATTCTTCTTTAAGAATTTTAAGAAGTCTTTATTGTCTGGATCCATTGCGTCCATTTCAACTTCTGCTTCGAATAATTGCTCATTCTCTTCATTGACTACTGCTTCAAAAGCTGGAACAAGATCTCTATCTCCATAAAGGTCGATCATGTACCACTTGCCGTCTCTTTCGTCATAAAGGTATGCATATTCTGCACCATTAGCGTCAGCGTCGTTGATATACTTCTTCAAATTCTTAACTGAACCCTTAAGAGGTGTCATAGAGTTTTTATCGTTATAGAACTTAATCTTATTGATGTCAGCCTCTAGACCTGAATTATCTCCCTTTGTGATAACTGCATCAACATCAGAACCAGATTTGTAACCTTTCTTAATAACTGGCAACATGTGTTCTGGGTAAGAATCGTAGTGAGTGTATACTGATGCAATCTCGCCTGACTTATAAATCTTACCGAATTGGCCTCTTGTACCTTCTTCAATGATTTGCTCTAGAGAGTTTAGGTTAACTGACTCGTTAAGATTGAATTTTGTGATAGCGTTAAGAAGCTTATCAGCCGCGTCATTTTCACCAATTTCTTTTAGGTAATCTACTGTGCCGTTAGCGATTGCATAACCGTCCCACTTAGCAGCGTTAGCGATGTCTGAATAAACTTGACCTTGGCCCTTTGCTCTCGATGCAGAACCGATTGCCTTTGACGTAACGATTTCTTGGTGAAAGTTAGCATCTTCCATTGCATCAGCGTAAACCCTAGCGATTGCATTTAGTTCTTTAACGCCTGACTTTTTCCAAGCATTGACTACTGAACTACGCTCTCTTTTGCCTTCGTTAACTTCTTCGGTTTCCTTTGCTTCCTCTGTCTCAGATTCTTTCAAAGTGATTGGGTATTTCTTACCGTTCCATTCGAACTCTTTTTTACCCTCTCTTTTTGCCTTTGAAGCAGCGAAAATGAAAGCTCTACCTTCAGCAATTCCAGCCTCTTCTTCGTTTAGATCGAATAGTTCGGCGGTGAAAGCCTCTAACTGATCTTCTGTAAGTTCAGAAGCTCTAGTTACGTTATATTTCTTCAGAAGCCCATTAAATGAAGCGGCCGCTTCACCTCTTGAAACTTCTTTTTGTTGGTTCTCGGCCTCTTCTCTAAGCTGTGTTTTTAGCGTAGAAAATGACTTGAAATTTTGAATACGTTCCATTTGCAAATGATTATGTATTTTTGTAGTATGTTATCTTAAGACTATATATCACCCTCAAAGGTTACCCTTTTAATTTCATATCTAAACTTTTCTTGTCTATAGATCTTTTGGCGGGCAATACCGTGTTTATATAGGTAGTTGTGATGGCCTTCGTATGTAATATCGTCAACGAAGTCAATGATATTTACAGCATCCTTTGATTCATGTTGTCTAAGGCCACGACCAATTGACTGTCTAATAATGATCTCGGATTTGAAAGACTCGGTGAAAAAGATGTTGTGAATCTTTTTAATTGAGATACCTGTCGAGAACGTTCCATAAGACGCGACGATGATAATGTCATCACCTTGTTCCATCTTCTTTTTATATTCTTCTCTAATATCCTTATCAGTTCCTCCATCAACATAGTAGACTGCCTTGTTACTTCTTCTACGAAGTTCTTCGTATAGTCTTTTACCGTGTTCAATTCTATGGAATAGCACAAGTGAGTTGTTTGGAATCTTAGCGATTACTTTACTAATAAAGTTTAATCTTCCAGGTGATTGTATAATGTAGTTTTGTTCAAGCTGAAATACGTCTTTATTTTCGTATCTGTTTGTTGACAATTCCATAAACGCCTTACGTGCTGTTTCTGGTGCGTAATTCATTTCAATTACTTTCACATTACACTTTGCAATATGACCTTCATCTTGTAAAAAAGCGGCCTTAACCTCAGTGATAAGAGGTCCAGTATGTGACATTAAGGTTAAACGATCTAGTGTGTTATCCTTTGGAATAGTACCTGATAAACCAAACCTATAGGTCGCGTTTTCACACTTCTGTAGAATGGTTTTGATTGAGGCTGATTTGGCCTTGTGCGTTTCATCGACAATCACACAATCAAACTGTTCAAAGAAGTCTTTTCCCTTTTTAACTAGCGATTGATATGTTCCTATAACAATGTTTCTAGAGTCTTTAATCTTTTGACCAGCATAAACTTGCTGAATCATCATTTGAATTCTATTCTCGTAATTGTATTCTCCAAAGTCCTCAGTTGCTTGAACAACCAGGGATACGTTAGGTACGATAAACAAAATCTTTTTTGCCTTTTGTTTCTCTAGCATATATGCAACTGCCATGAAAGAAATCATTGTCTTACCGGCTGATGTAGCAAGCTCAGATAGAGAGCGTCTGAATTTTAGAATGTTAAATGCGGCTTCTATTTGATAGTCCCTTGGAGTCATTTCTGATCTTTCAAAAAACTCAAGAGACCATTCTTCGAATCCTTCTGATGTTATGTCTCTGTCAAACAGCCGAGTAATGCCATTGATCTTAAGCTCATAGTTGTAGCTCTTACAGATCTTCATCACTTCTTGCCATAAACCGGAAGGAATCCACTTATCGTCTTTTACATACGAGATGTAACCGTCCCAAACACCCCTTTTAACTAGGGGGTTGAAACGCCAACCCTCGATTCGACGAGTCATCGATATGTTCAACTGCTCAAGTTCAAGATCAGTTGCCTGATCAATTCTTAAGAACTGAGCGTTGTCAGTTAAAGTTAGCTCCACTCATTGGTTGAGCATTTTTATTCTCGCAATTACAGACCGTTCAACTGTAATTTATTGCGAACGGCCCAACTCATATTGTCTAGAGTCTTAACCGATTCACGCATGAAATCCATCTGTGTTTCTAATAGGGATAGAATCATGCTCTCATCTGACATATCGGCTTTTAAGAACGATTCCCTTTGTTTGTCAGTGAGTTTATAATCATATTCGTAATACTTGATGAAAGACTCTTTATAAGTCTTTGACAGTTTACGTTCCTGTTCCTTGATCTTGATGTTCAGTTGTGCTATCTGTTCAATGATGATTTGGCGATAAGATGGAATTGTCACCATTGCATCATTTAAGTCATCAACATTCTTAAAGGCCTTTGCAAGCTCTCTAATCTTTGAAGTCCATTCTGATCGCTGATTTCCAAGGTACTGATCAACTTGTACTATTTTGTTTTTCTCTACTTGCATTGGTTACATTTAAAAAAGTTGACCTTTGTTGTTTTTCAACGGGGTCCATGGATTTGCAGTTAACTTCTTTTTCATCTTTGGCGTGCTAAATTCTAATCCTACCTCGCTAAATGAAATATCGATTTGATCGAAATCAATCAACGCTTTCATGTTTTTGCGACCATCGTGGTCTTCGTGAAACTGGTCAAGTTCCTTTTCCATCCAATCAAAACTAATCATACGTACAAGGCATCTAAACGTGAATCTGTAAAATACTGATTGATTTTGCTTAGAGGTGAGGTGTTCTTAATTTCAAAACACTTCTTAACCAGATCGTTTAAATCCTTTATACTATCTGAATATATATTCATTTTCGTATCGTCTAGGAATTTAGACCACATGAAAACCTGTTTACCCTTCTTTAGTTTCTCTAACATCTTCTTTTTACCCGTTTCGTCATTATCAAACATGTAACGGATTGTTGGAATCTCGTCTAGCTCGGTAGTTGAACGACCAGCCGTTGCAAGAGCAATCGAATTGCTCATAAACTTTGCGTCAAGAGGTCCTTCAAACACTGTTACTGGACGACCCATATCAGCGTACATTAGACCAAACAGAGTTGATAGTTTATTAACGGCAATGACATCATCTCCTTCAACTGGAAATGGACGATTCATTTCTTCATACAATTTTTCAAGATCATACGTCAAATACTTTGATCGTGCATTCTTGCCTAATTGACGACTTTGACAACTTAAGATTTTGCCGTCAGGTGTCTTGTTTAGAATCCACAATCTTTTGCCCATATCTGAAAAAAGAAAGTCATCGATGTGACGATGTAACAATCTTCCTCTTAGATAGAACCATGCAAAATCGCCAGGTTGAATAGATTTGGCCTTAAAGAAGGCCTTGAAATCCTGTACGGGTATTGCAAGTTTTATTGCATTATTATAAACCGAATGCTGAAGAGTTTGAATGTCTTTAACGTCAATCTTCTTTTCCCTAATGTATTCGATGATTTGAACTGTTTCATCAGTTGAACCTGCTCGTAAACCATGATCCTTTAAGAATGTATTCAGATCAGTGTGATGACTACAATTATAACAGTGAAACTGAAGAGTATCCCAAAAAAGATTACCTCTCTTTTTGGTATGATCCTCTGTGGAATCCCCACAATAAGGACATGCCAGGTTCAAACGACCTGACATTTCCTTAATCATTTGTTTGGGAGAGGCAGAGTGGTTTTCTACAACCACCTGCTTCACCAAACTTCTGATTTTTTGCTTTAAATCTTCTGATAAATTAGATGTCGAGGTCATTCAAGAATGATTCCAAGTCATCATCATCGCTCACCTTAGCAGTGCTTCCTGCTGGTTCTGAAGATACATTATCCAAGTCGAACGCAGCTTCTACTTCAGGAGTATATGCTTTCTTTGCAACGGGAGCTGATTTTGAAGTCACAGCTGTCATTGCTTCGCTTGGGTTAACGTATTGACCAAGTACTGAATTTACAAAGTCACGTGTTTGATCGTCCCATACTTTGTATTCATATACTTCTAGCTTTGGAGCCTTATCCAATTCAGTCTTGATGGATGCCATCGCTTCCTTGGTACGTTCAGCTGCTTTACCATCTACGATAACTGCAGATCGAGAAGAAGAGAACTTAGACTTATCATAGTTGTTGTACTCGCCTTGGCGTGTAATAATCAACTCGAAGTTCTTACCTTCAAACAAGTCAAATACTTGAGTTGACTCGCCGAATGAAGGCTTCAATTCCTCATCAATCTTTTCTTTGATCTTGTAACCAAATTTGAAGATCATGTATTGACCTTCTAGCTCAGGACGTTGTGGATCCTTGATGATTTTAATGAGCGAATAGTACTGCTCACGGCGCTTTAGCTTTTCAGACATCTTGCGATCAACGGCTGAGTCTGATTTGCGAAGGCGAAAGAATGCATCCTGAATTGGACACTTTTCACCGACTGATGCAGGTGAATCGATCAAACGACCAGTGCCAGAGGCGTCAGTCATCCAATGGACATACTTGCGAACCAGTGATTTACGTGGGTTTTCAGGGTTTGGTACGAAGCGAATAAGTGCTTTGTAAGTACCGTCTTTACCGTCATCTGCGGTAGGTTTGTAGATAACCTCTTCTCGTGTGTTTGAGGCTGTCTCGTGTGTGTCTACGTCTGAGACACTCAGATTAAAAATGTCAAAATCTGCCATGTTTCCTTTAAAAATTGTTAAACTTAAATTATCCCGTTAATGTGTCTTTTAGAGAAACTTTAACAATACTTATATCTACAAACCTAAGTTTGTTTCATAAGCATAGAAATTACTTACTCCCGTTTGTCTCGTGTACCGTACCGTCAGGTGCATGATATCCCGTGTCGCTAATCTTGACATAACCTGTCTTAGCTATGAAGGCTTCTGCTTCATCTTGTGTGATTAGCTTATAATTGAGCATGCTGTCGACTATGTATAGCAGACGAAAGAACTCTACGGAAGTTAGTGTTTTCATATTCTATATATCCCGCCCGTAGAGATTTGTTTACACCAAACTTATTATCTGATTATATTTAATGGTCTCTGAAACAATCGGGCCCAGGAAGCATAGAAGGATTGGTTCTAATCCTGGGTTGAAGGTTGCAACGACAGTAAATACATTAAGAGGAAGGCAGCGTCAACCAGGTCATCTAAAGGTTTCACTAGTTTTTTCTCATCACGAAAGGGTTGACAAAAAGAATGAAATTCAGAGGACTGAAAGGAGTCACTGTCAACAAATGCTTTCCACATCGCTTCTTTGTTCATGTTACCTTTGCCAGCAAACTTCTTGATTGCGGTTGGAGCAATAACGTCAAGGTCTTCAACGATTAAGGTTTCAATCAATTTACATTTAAGGATTGATGCAGCTGCTTGAAGATCCAGTAGTGAATTGGTACCAAATCTAGAAGTACCATAAGAAGCACCCTCAAAATAAATCCTGTAAGGTTTAGATGGATCAGTGTGCTCAATGATCATTGCCATTAGATTTTCGGCAATGTTAATATGTCGATTAACTCTAGTGAGTTCGTGTTTAGAAATATCAGGTTCGTCTTGAAAAACAAGACTAACGTCCGATAGCTTGGCCATCTCTTGTTGAGCGGCTTTATCCTTCTTTGTAGATTTTGTAGAATTTAGGTATGAAATCCAATGAGGTTTCCCATCCTTTAAAACACAAACACCTGGAGAATTAATAGAAAAGTCGATTCCGACGTAGTTCATTAGAACATGTTTTTACCAAGACTTGCACCTAGAGCGGCGCCGACAAGTCTTGAAGTTAATAGATCGTACATCAAGCCCTTTTCAATACCAAGCGTCTTAGCCAGAAGTTTACCAACAGATTTACCAAGTGCAAAACCAGTTAGACCTCCTAAAATAGAACCCAGAACACCTTCATTCGTAAGTTCAACGTTAAACTTATCGATATCGTACGTACCGTCTTCGTTTTTATATTCAGCAAGAAATGCGTCAACAGCTGCGTCAACTCTTTCTTCGAGTTCGTCAGTCCATTCAGATTGCAATGACTCGTTAAGGGCATTCAATTCTGCCTCTGTAACGTTCTGTGCTTCAAGATATTCGATAAAAGTTCTCATACTCTATATATTAGTCTAATTCGTTAATCAAATTAAATTTGTTATAATAGAACCCACAATCAAACGTAGTGAATTCAGCAACATTCTGACTCATGTTTAATGATAGCTCATTGACACTGTTGTAAATTGGCTTCTCAAAAACGGCGCTCATCACATGAAGACCCTCCGAATCTAGGATCTGAAGTTTCAAATCGTCAGTATAAGATTCTTTATTGTCACGGTTATAATAGTATAATAGAGTGTCCGTCATAATCCAATAATTAATGAAACCATCAAGGAGTTGCATAGTTACAGTGAACTGCCTTGTGACTAGATTTTGAATTGGAATCAAACCACGCTTATAAGTAACGGTACCATCGTTAGGTGATTGTTCAACTGGATCGAAGGTTACACCTGGAATTGATATGCCTTGAATTGCATAGTTAATGTAATCAATAGGTTCAGTGATCAAGTTACCTGGCATCCTATTCAAATAAGGACGGTACTTATCAGCCACCTCCTTAGGAATGAAGTTTCTTGGAAACTTAAAGTTGTATAAATTACTACGTGAATTTAAGATCATATCACACTGTAAGTTCCGTGGTGAACTAATGTTTTAGTGCTACCATTCATAATAGAAATGGTGTATGTTACCGGGGCAGTTGATGCATTCTGCAACGACTTAGCAGTGGTAGCCTGATCTTGAGTTACTTTAAACATTACTTCTCCTTGGCTCAAATCAACATCATCATAATTCATTTGATTTTCTATAGTTGCTCCAGAAATATCTAGAATAACTTTATCAGCACCTTCAAGCGAGATTGCAATCAAACTATCTCCATCCTTCTTAGCAATTTTGAATTTGATGAAGTTATCGTATGGACTAAGCATGAGATTTGATTGACCATCTGCGAAATAAGTTATTTCTGAAGAGTCAATAACTTCATTATCTACTATAGTGACGTTAGTTGAACCCGTAACGATGTTCATTCTTTCAATAAATGTTGGAACGAATCTAACTTGTGTTTGAGGAAGAGCGTTTAAATTAGATGAAATCTCTCTACTTTCCAATACGTTTGGTAGAGTATTATAAATCTTGAACAATCTATTTGAAGAAGGTAGGTTAACCTTTCTTAGTGATTTGCCATACTTTCCAATCTCATAAGATGTGAATGAAGCTCTCTTAACAATTTGAGAATTATTCTTTTCATTATAAATTCTCAAAGTGTAGTCAATATTATATGCTACAGCATTAGAAGAGTTCTGAATTACTGGTCTAAATGGAATTGACTGATCAAAGTTTTCTGCTTGAACAATTGACATCTCATACGTCTTATCAAAGAAAGATGCAATCTGCTCATAAACTGAAATGTCATGGAAAACAGTGATGTCATCTCCTTGAGTTTGAATTCTACCATTAATGTAATTATCAAACTCAACAATTGAACCGTTAATTGCACCGTACATTTCAAAGTAATCTCCATCAGAAGCTGGTTGTAGTACTGCCGTTATATTAGCATACTCATCTTCTCTAGAAAGAGTTAGAGTTACTTCTTCGCCCGTGTTAATGTAATCGAATCCTGTTGAAGTTTCAAATGAATCGATTAACTTATATGTAATCTCATAGTTAGCTGTAGGATCTACTGCATCAGCCCCAGTTCCAAAGAACCAATTCGCAAAACCAGGATCCATATTAACTAGTGATGGAATCTTAACCTCAATGAACTTTGAGTAAAGTGTTTCACCAATAATAAATGGCTTTGGGTTTTGAATCTCAAATGAAGATGAATTCAAATAAACGATTGAAGTAAAATATGATCTAACTCCAGAAACTCTAGGCGCTGCAACTTGGAAAAGGAAACCCTGGTACCCTCTGGCAGCGAATGAATAACCCGATTTAAGGTGAAGTCTTACTGTATCGTATGTAATTGTATTAGATGGAATATCTACTGCATCTGCTTGGTCAATAGTGGTTGAATCATCACCTGTCCAATCAACGTTATTATCAATGTAATTGTTAGTTGAATCTAGTAAAGCGTATTTTGAACCAGCTGTATCTGCCGAAACTGCTTGGTATCTTTCAACTTGACCAACTCCGGTTTTAATATCATTACCTGTTTCCTCATCGGCCGTTGCGTACAAAGGATTTGCGGTATTTTGAACAGTGATTTTACCACCGATGAAATCATCGTATGTGTATTGATAGATTCCATTCACAGTTGGCGTGAATGTTAGAACTGAACCTAAAAGAATGGCTGAACCGCCACCTGAAATAGTGAATAGCGTAGGATCTGCTAATGTTGCTAGGTTAAACTTATACGTCTTACCATTTTCGAGCGTTAATGGTCTAGCTGCGAAGTTTTCAACTAATACATAAGCACCTGATGTCGTAATATCAAAGTTAACAACATTAGAACCTAACTCGTGAATCAAATGACGAGTACCTGATATAGAAGTAGTAGTATTTAATGCCTTAACATGAGAACCATTATCATCAATTTCAATCTGATAGTTCGCAATAGTGGCGACAGTTTGATCGTGATAAATGAACTCTAATAGAACATCCTGATCTAATCTAGCGTATTTTGATGATTGTGCCATTTACTTTTTAATTTCTTTAGAACTGTAGCCATTTAGGTGACCAGCCCAACATAATACCAACGGTTGGAGTTACTGCAAGTCCAGTGGTACCGTTAGGAACAACTCCTAATCCGATTCCTGCACTTATGTTCCATCTACTTTTCTTTTGGTATGTATTCAAATCTTTATTTACAAGTTCAATTCCTTGAATATCGAAATTGTCAAATGGATATTTTGTAGCAAGCTTTAGAGACTTAACGCCTTTAATATCTTCAACGGCCATCCATAATCTGATGCTTTGGTCAAGTGTGATAGTACCATTGACGGTTGAATCTTGAATCTTTCCAGTTACTTTTATATTTCTATAACTTCCATCTCCATAGTCCTGATTATCAGATAAGATAAATGTTGAATCTGGCATTAGAGTTCCGTTAGCTAAAATACTATCTTTATCTCTTAATTCAGCTCTCAATAAAGAGTTAACATTCTTAAGATTTCTATTAAGGCTTAAAGATGAAACATAATCCTTGGTTAGTTTTGCATTAGCATTCTTTAATCCTTCAGCTGAGATCTGATAAGTTTTGATTTCAGCCTCCAAGAATCCTTTTCTATTCTTATAAACTTCAACAGTATCGTTAGCTGCTGCAATGTTAGCGTTAGACGCGTTTAATTCAACTGTGATTTCATCAATCTTTTGATTAAGCGTAGCGTTGCGGCTGCATTGTCCAAGCAGAAGAAGAACAACAATCACCAATCCGATGAAAGTTAAATTGTCTCTATTAAAGTCAAACTTAATCATCTTAATTATCCTCCTACTGGTCCTCCGCCTAAAGAACCTGTGTAATATTGTAGGTTTGCGTTTCCAAGATAGATCATGAAACCCACTACTGCAGATCTCGGTGAAATGTCGTTATTTGCTGCCACTGAAGTTCCAGAAGTACTTGTCTGTAATTGCCCATCTGATGAAGAAACATAAGGAACATATTTACTAGTTGTACCGGTTGCTACTTGAGCGTATTGATAACCGGATCCATTGGCAACGTTATTAATGCTGTGATTGTGTTGACCCGTTGTAATAGATTTAGTCTGTAGATTATCAACGTCATTGGTGCCAAAATATCCAGCAACTGATGTATTAGATGCAATACCTGATCCAACTGCTGCCGAATTAACGTCAGTTGAAACGCCTGCAAATGAAAGTGGAGATCCAACGTAACCAATTGGATAACGCTCTCTCATATCTGGTGTCTCAAAAGAGGTTGAACCAGTCACCCATGTTTTACCATAACAATAGTACCAACCTTCCCATGAACCGGTTCCTCTACCTACATAGTCATAATCGCCAACAGCGGGGTATGTACCAGTCCAGTTAACATTAGAATCTAATACAAATTTAGATACCATTACAATAGTACCAATCGGAACCGCGGTGGTTAAAGTAGCCCATGAAGCATTACCTGAAGCGTCAGATTTCAAATATCTGTTAGCCGCAGCACCTGAAGTTATCTTAAGGCTAGAATTTAATACTATTGCAGAATCAAACGTAGACGTTACAGCTCCTAAATTAACCTTGTTAACGCCACCTGACTTCAGAATTAGGTTTTCGCCATTAAATGTATAAATGTAGTCACCAGAACCTAGAGGTGATTTGTTGAAATTCAAAGTGAAATTGCCACCAGATTGACGAGACTCTACATCAACATAATAGGCTGAACCCATGTCTGCTAATCTCAAAGAGCCTGAAAGTCTACTATATAGTTTCAAAGGAACTTCATCTCCTAAATCTTCTGGAGAATCACCTGGCACAGTAAGGCTACCCAATATTATTGCAGCAGGAGAACCGTGTAATGCATCTGAAACCGGAGATAATGAATAATAATCACTACTGTATTCTTCTCTAACAAAATAATCCGTTGCCGTTCCAGGTTCACCTTTAATACCTTGGGAACCAGTGTCACCTTTTTCACCTTTAGCACCCTGTGGACCCACGTCACCTTTAGAACCGGTTAAGCCGATTGGGCCACCACCGTTTGCAACGATCTGGTCAAAGTTGTAATTAATCTTGTCCAGCTGGATGTTAGATGAATCTCCACTGAAAAGTTCTTTAATATTAATAGCCATTTTAGCTGCTTATTTTTACGTATACGTAGAACTGGTGTCTAAACCCAGGCCTTTTGTTATATATTAGTCTCACATTCAGAGGATGGTTAGGATCATACTCAACCCTAAAACTCTTTTCTTCTGGAATGTTAGTGTCTAAAATCTGTTGTAAAGAATCTGCACTTAATAGTTCAGATTGATTAATTGTCTTAGAAGGATTATTCCACAGTCTGACCTGTTCAATACCCATCAACTTCAATAGGTTAACCTCGATGTATTCTTTAATATCATCGTTTAAGGTACTTTTATCACCGTAAGATTGTGCAACATCAACGTATTTTAGAAGACTTCTACCTGCACCGTCAAGTGTTAGAATTTCTGTAACACGGTTTTTTAAGTACAGGTCAATCCATACGTTTGATGAATCTTCCCACATTACAACGTCACCGTTATAATTGTTTAGTCTTTTGATATTCTGTAACTCTTCAAAGGCATTACCTCTTCTAATAGCATTAAAAGAAGTTAGGTCATAAGAGTCTTTAGGTAGGTTCAGGGTTGATGCTAGGAATGAACTCTCTTCGTATGCAGATAGAGTACCAAATACAAACTGTCTTGAAGACTGAGTGTCGTTGTTAACATAAAATCCATCTTCCCATGAAGATCTGAATACGTTAAAGTCTCTTTTATCAATTGCAACCTCGTTAATTAGAGGATACACTGGAGCACCATCACCCGATTGAGATAGTTTCAAAATACCATCGGCCTTGTCAGGATTTATTTTATGGAAATAATAGTCCTTGATCAAACCATAATAGTCACTCCCTAGGTTAGCGTAAGAACCAAATGCAATACCTAAACGGTTAAATCTGTCGTAAACTAATTTTTGTCTTTCGTCAGATGTTGTTGTAAGGGTTTGATTTAGTTTGTGATTCTTATAAATGTCAGTGAACCACGCCACCTTTCTCATCAGGGGACTGTAATCTCCTCCCATTCTTAGAAGGTTAACGTTAACTGGTGTAGATAGTTCGGTGTTAATGTATCCAACCAATCCGCTCGAAACCTTGTAACTCTTAGGTTTGTTTGGGTCTGCTTCAACTCTTAACTTAGACTTCTTAACGAAATCATTACCGTCTTCAATGTTAATGATAAAACGATTAGGTAGAATTGAACCGTCTTCTTCAACTGTGATGTATTCAATTCTTTCAGTGTCGTTCACATTTACCAGACCAGAAATGTAATTGATACCCGCCGCTTCAAAGGTAGATGTCGCTAGGTTATAACCACCCTGTAGGTATTGATAAGTAATAGAAGACGAAGTAACAATTGAAGATAGTGAAAGTTCAATTGAACTCGTTATATCAAAAATGGTACCCGTAGAACTTGTTTCAACAACAATTCTATTATCTCCTAGTACGTCAACCACTTGTAGATTAAACGTATAACCGGCGTAAACAAATTGAATTTCGCCATAACCTCCACTAGGCCCAACTTGAATTTCACGATTGAAGAAGGTACCCTCTCCATAAACAGTTGTGTTTGTACCTGTAGTTTGTGCTGTTTCCCAATCTAAATACCCAGAAACGTTTGAAGATACGTAGGTGGTAGGCGATGCATTAATAAAGTGATTAACCTCATATAACATCTTATGATTAACATAAGTTAATAGTTCGTCCGAAGAATTAATCTCAACATAGAACGTAACATTTTTCCACTTCTTGTTTTGAATAACCTTATATGAAACGGAATCTTCTGATTGTTGACCGTTATAATTTAAGACTGCAGAAAACTTATATCCGTTAAAGTCAGAATTCGTTAATAGATTTCTCGGGTTAGTCTCAGTAAATTCTTTACGTGAGTAAAACTTAATCTTTAGACCACGGAACATAGTTTCCGCTGGTGAAATAGAAGTACCCTTAATGACACTAGACCACTTTTTTGATGGAACTGTTGGAACCCAATCACTATTAATCTGAATACCTTCATACGTAAACAGTCTGTCAAACCAATTATCGTTAACATCTTGTAGATTAGACGCAGTTAGATTGATTGTTTCGTCAGGTTGTAAGTAACTGTAAAAACTTCTAATCACATTTCCCATTCCCGCTTGGGTTTGTGGAACACTAGTGTATTGTGGGTATTTGTAAAGATAGAACCATTCGTGAGTCATTGACTGTGGAACTCTTCCAGTGACTGTGATGTCAGGCGAAAAGTTAGTTTTTCCAAATGATTCAGACGTTGATAGGAAATAAGGTTTGTCCTTAGAGTTAACCGAATCTTTATAGACCCACTTATTAATGGTAGGTACAACTCTCGATAGTGTTGAAGTTGAAGTCAGGTAGTTCTCTTTTAATCTATCGTATTCAGAGTTAATGTTAACTACACCACTTCCAAACGCCGTTACTGCATTATTAATACCCTCTAATTGTTTAAAATAAGTTGGATACGTTGTCGCAGTATAGGTCAGTGAATCGTTAAAGTGAACGGGATTAACTTGTGTATCGTAATCTTCGTACTGTAATTCTTTTGGATCGTTATTATCGGTTGAATTAAAGTTAAAATCAAAGTCCACAAAATCAAACATTTCAAACTTACCCCAGTCAATATATGAATCTACGTATAGATTAAATGATGTATCAAATAAGAGTTCAGGTCGTGTCTTTGACGCTGATAAACAAACGCGATATAAATTAGAGTAGTAAGGATCTTTAACAATGTCAATGATCTTATAGAAATCACCAGTCTTAACCTTGATGTAAGTGTTAGTGTCAATATCTCCAACCTCAGTCTCGCTAATCAAGAACCCAATACCTGAGTTTGAACCACCGATCGGATAGTAAACGTTCCAATCTGTGTAAACAGAATTGTCAAGTCCTAGTTTCTTGGTTACGTTATCAAACTCACCAACCTCAATCTCAAATGGATCTAAGGCATTAGTTGAGTGTGAACCAAAGAACGATCTGTATAGTCTGTTACCAATTGAGTTGTGTTCAATAATCAGAGATGAACCGTTTCTCGTAACTCTAAGTGGATTATCTTGAATGTTATTGATCGCTTGTAGAATAGAATGTGCAATCTGTTGAAGAGTACCCTGATTCGAGAACCTTTGACCCTGAACTCCACCTGCGGGTATTGAACCGTCTGCAGTAATTGTAAAGTAGTTCTCGTCTCCGATGGTGTTCCACTCTCCTTTGTTTGCGATGACCCATCTTTCACCATTCAGTGGAATGTCAATCACGTTCAACTTAATAAAGTCCTTTAAGGCGGGCACTGCACCTTCAACTTGCAGGGTCTCTGGTTTCTGTATCTTACCGGTCACCTGGGTGTCATCTGACATTCCCGCTACCTTCAGTTCTAGTGATCCAGTACTGGTGTTCAAAACATTATAGAACACTCCTCTGTTCTTGACCCACTGTAAGACAGGAAACCCTAAATCGTCATTAGGTAACATTGAAATTGGAGTCAATGAAGTACCGGTTAGATCATATTCGGTTTCAACAGTTGACGCTAGAACTTTTAAGATACCTTTACGAATTGAACCCGCTTGGAACTTACCTTCAGTATGTGCCTTAACGTAAAATCCAACATAACGATGTACGTCATAAGGTCTTGCACTTGCATCATCAAAGATGAACTCTAGGTTTAGAAGGTTTGCGCAAACCATTGTGTTGCGTTTGAAACCCTCGGTGATGTATTGATTATTTAATATTTCTTGACGATCGGTGACCGCAAAATCTTCAAAGATGTATTCTCCCTTAGATGTGAAACCGCCTTTAACTAGGTCAATACCATTCCAAGATGTTTTCTCATCTTTCTCAAACGATACCGTTAATGGAGAAGATGGAAACTTAGGGTCATTGATGTAGGTGTTAATGTAATCACCTAATTTTGAACCTTGTCTTAGGTCAAATGTTTTGATCAACTCAGCGTTGTTCAACATCTGCATCACTCGACTGTTGATACCGTCGTACGTGTCAGTTAATCCAACCTGGGAGACTGGTTCGTTAATTCTATAAATGACAAAGTATTCAGGTAGATCAGTGTCTAACCAAATCGGAGCAAAGAATCTGATGTTATCTTCATATAACTTTGAGTCATTTAGCCTACTACCATACTGGTATTGTTCCTCGTACTGTTTGTTATAATCCCTGAAAACGGACATATTTGAGTCCCTGTTCCAAACTTCATATACTTTATCAAGTGGAGTATTCTTGTAAAACTGCGCAAGGTCATACGCATAGTTACCTTTTGAATCCAACGGAAACTTTTTGTACCTCTGATTAGAGAGTACTCTGTTTGCGTCGATACTGTCAAGGTATAGTTCCCCGTCAGAATCTACAACCAACTTCACATTAGAAGTCAGGTGTGGATTCGTTCTTAAAACGACCTGTGATTTGTTTTCGACTGAATTCGAATTTACGTCAAAGTTAATGCTAGCCATTAAACTGTTAATATGTTATTAAGCGCTTGAGGTATATATCAACCACCTAATAACACCAGCTTAGGCCTTATACTTGGCGAATACCTCTAAGTCGATGTGGAACTCGTTAGATTGAGAATCAAAAATGTCAATACCAATTCTCTTAGAGTAACTAATGTTACTCAATGACGTAGAAGAAATACCACCAACATGTCCACTTGCTGAATCCGAAGTACCGGCATAGTCAGTCATTCTGTACTGGAAGATAATGTCAACCGATACTGAAGAATTACCTGAAATTTCTCTAACACCTTGGTTATTGTCTGCATCAACAGATAGTGATGAAATCGATAGAGGAGACATGAATAAGTATGCACCGCATGATTTTCCACCCAATAGGTATTGATCATTAGGTTCAAACGACATTTTTACTGTTCTAGACAAAATAGAATCGTAATAAAACGCAGTCTGTTGATTGCCATTTAATTCATTGGCTCTCTTAGTTGAGGTCTTAGACTGGACAAATCTACCGTTTCCGTATACTGCGTTCGTACCTGTCCATGAAGAACCTGCCAATTCAGGGTGATTGATGTGGAGGAATAAACCGCTGTCATAGTTAGATGACAGGCCAGCTCCTACAATGTCAATGCTTGATGGAACTCCAGCAAGATCGTATGTACCGTCAAATACATAACCGGATCCTGAAAGACCGTTATCGGTCTTAAGTTGATTTACGTTAGTTAGCTCGTACTCATAATCTATTTGCGAAGAATTATAAGTTGATGTCCATGTTGGATCGATGTCATCGGTTGCATATAGGATTGCGTCAGCCGAAACATTCTTGTATCTAGAATAAACGTATTGCCCTCTTAGTTGTGCAGATTGATATGGTGAATCATTAAAGTATGATAAGTTAGTGTCAACGCCACTCATGTTTTGGTACTGAGTAGGTACCAAATCGTATTTGCCATTGTTAGTGTAAAAACTATCACTAGCAATTTCAGTAGCTGGCGTAGTACCAGGACTAACACCGAAACCATTATACGTTAAAGGATCTGTACCCGAGTTAAATGTTGGAAGGGCTCTGTTACCTATTAATCTTGAAATAAGTTCAAGTTTTGTAGCTTTACTATTTTCAAGAATTAACTTGAACGTCTTAGTAACAATGTGACCTTTTTTAATTTGAAGATCTTTAATTTCATCGGTGTAATATCCTGCAAATACCTGAGTAACTGCATTGTTTTGAATAACCTGTGAAGCTCCATCCTCGAATTCAAGTCTAATAGATAGTTCGCCTTTAACTCCTTCAATTTGTGCTTTTAAAGAATCAATTTCCTGTTGCATTGCAATCAACTTATCCATTAATGAAATTGGAGATTGTTCTGGGCTTAGGAAGCCTGACGCAATTGAAGAAGCTTCATGTGAATAGTATTTTTCATTGACCTGGAAAGAGTCTGCGATGTGAGTGTAGAATCCTTTAGATTCCAACTCATCCATCATTCTAACTAATGCAATCTCTTGAGTGCTAGTATCGACAATAGTAGTTACAGCTTGAGATGCTTGTGTTCCAGTTGGAAATTCAATTCTAGTTACGTCTGACCAATCAGACTCTACAGGATTTGCAGGCCATCCAGCCTCAGAAACAGACTTAATTCTAACTTCAACAACTTCACCCTCTTGAATAGCAATATCAAGCTGATTGATGTTAATTGCTTGACCGTCTTCAACGTTCTCAAGATCCCAATAGTATTTACCAGTTGTTTCGTCCTTGACTCTTTTTCTAACAGGCGTTAGAATTTCGTTCCAGTTTGAAAACACAGCGGTCTTATTCTTATCCCTGTCTGAGAATTCAATCTGAGAAACCGCAGATGGGTTTCCATCAGTTGAAAGGTATCTGTACTGTACTTTAAATTGTACAATCTCTTGTGGCATTGTTTCAGCCGCAAGTTTAGCAGTAGGAATAGACCAGAAACCTCTAACTCTGTATTTAGGAGTAATGGACTTAACTGAAGAAGAATTAGAAGTAGCAACAATTTCATTAACCAAAGAAGTATACAATTTAGATTCTGCAGATCTTTGGTTTAGGGCCGTAGCTAGTTCATTCTTTTCTCTATCTTTAGCAACGAGAGTTGGATACTTAGAAGTGGAAAGTTTTGATCTTCTTGAAGAAATATCATCATCAAGTCTTTTAATGTTTTCTTCAGCAGCAACCTTGTTGGAATTCAATTTTTTAATCTTATTGAATGCGTCGTTCTCAGTTAGATGTGTATTAATCTGAACGACTTTGAAGTTATTAGCTTCTAGAGTTGGTGCATCAGGTGTAACACCGAGTGTTGCTGGAGGAATAGAATCGTCCTTAAGAGCTTTGATCATTTGACCAAAGTCAGCAACTTCTTTCTTATAATACTGTGAAAGAGTTTGAACCTGACCATTTGGTAAAGTGATTAGCAAATCGTTAGTATAGAACGCAGCACCTGGTGACCATGTCTCAGCTTCTAAATTTGAATCTGGATCAACAGGCTTAATGAATACTATAACTCTTTCATCAAAACCAACGTTAATGTCAATAGCATTATACGCTTCTTTGTTCTTGTAAATCTTTAACTGAGCAGCTCCAACCAAAATAGGCTCGTAACCTTCAATTAATAGAAGTTCTGCTTCAAGAGTATCAGAGCTTAGAGCAACTACTCTATACTTTGTCGAGGCGCTGCCTGAGTTAACTAATAACTCATCTCCAACTTTAAGAAGTTCAGTATCGTTTAGATTCTTATTAGAATCAGAATATGTAAACTTGTTAAGAGAGTAAAGCTTAACGCTCTTAGTAATAGATACACCGTCAACTACTACGTTTCTTTGAATAGTACGAACTTTAGATACGTCAAATGCACCAAAGTATTGTGTTGATCTAACTGGAGCATCAATAACCTCTTCGTCAACGTTGTAAGCAACGTTATTTGTTTCAAGTAGAGAAACAAGGCTGTTAATTTCTAGGGCGTCTGAACCTTTAACGGTCTGATCAAACCACTCCGCTGAAGCAGGGGCTTGAGAGTCGATCAAATATCTTTTAATTTTGATCTTTTCGGTATCCGCTGGAACCTGACCCGCTACGTCTAACTTAATAGTAAGAAGTGGATTTAAGAAAGATTCAAAGAAATAGTTTGACTTGGTAGAAAATTCAGTAGGAACCGCAACGGTTGAAACTGCTTTTGCAGGTGTCTTAAGCTTAGACTTTTGAATCTGTCTAAACGTACCGTCTTTCATTCTAACGGCAGCATCTCCTTGACCCAACCCTGAAAGTGATTTCATGTTAGTATCAAGTCTTTCAATTTCACGCTTTAGATAACCAAATGCAGGAACTTGAACCGTCTTAAGAGCTCCATTCTCATCGAATAAATCGATAGTAACCGTCTGCTTATCGGTTGTGATCGCTTCGGAAATCTTCTCATAAGTTTCCAAAGAGTTCTGGTTCATTTCCAGAAACTGTCTAATGATTTGCGAAATGCTGTTATTTGCCATCTTATCTTAGGACGTCTGTTACAAACGTTAGGTTTACTTTATCGGTGCACACCAGTTCAATGTAAGGTTTCTTGCTGATTAAACTGCCATAGGCAACTTGAGCAACTTGTTCCCAATTACCTGAGATCTTGGTGTAGAAGTTTATGTTATTACCATCCATTTCAATGTTAGAATTGAAAGCAAGCTTTACAACTTGTCCATCGTTCCAACCTGAAAGAGTGGTATCAATGTATATATTGACATCATTATCGGCAGCTCCAGAGGAAGTTGTCACTCTTAGCATATTTGAGAATGGTTTTAGTCTGCAATATAAACCGTATGTCGTCGCATCAGATGGATCGTATGTAGATATTTTAGTTCCCATTACGCTAGCTAAATTGCTCCATTGAAAAGCCTGAAGAAGTTGGTAACCATTGTTAGAGTTAATAACTTTAATCTTATTAGGGGTCGACTTATCGATGGCCATTCCGTTACCGGCTGCAATTACGTCAGTGTTATACTGAACCTCGGTCGGAATAGTACCGTCTACGATGTGATTAATTCTTCTATTGATTTCAGTAATCATGTTCAATAGAGATGCTTCATCTGCATAATTCAAAGATGCATTTTCAACCTGTTGTTGAAGTGAAGCAATTTGAGCTGACATTTCTTGAGCATCTTCAGAAGAAAGAACCATGTTTTCCATGGTATCCAATCTTCTAACAATACCCGCATATCTGTCATTAGCCTGAAGAAGTAACTTAGTTGCATTCTCTAGGACAGATGTGGTGTCAAAGAATAGGTCCATTGAGAACGTTGTAAAGTCGTTGATTGAGTTCTCAACGCCAACGTTATCAAGTGATGTGTTGTATTTGATGTTAAGCTTTAGAGAATAAGCATTACCATTCAAACCGGTAACGGAATTTGGCTTATACTTATTTAGTTCTCTGATCTTACCATCTTTAAAGTTATCGAGCAAAAGAATACCATAGAGATTTGTTGCTCTATTGGCAGGATTTGATTGCGAATACAGATCGTAATAAACTAGAACGGCGTTGAATTGGAAGTTACCACCTCTTTGAGAGAAATCATGAAGTGTATTGATTGAAGAGTTAACATTTACTGCATAGTAATTTTGCTCTTCCCAATCAATTCCAACAGCCGGCAATGTGTTAGTATTAACGTCGTATTCTGTTGATGCATCGTGCAAAGCGTTGATGCTAAACGCTGTCTCAGGGTGAGACGTTCTACCATTAATCAGACCGTTGCTGTGAGGATACACTGTAAGACTTGTGGTGTTATATGTTCCATCTTTCAATAGAACTGTTGGTGTGTAACCAACAGATGTAGGAACGTTAATAAACACCTCTTGATAAGTGTTAGCCGCGTAATTCTTATCGTTAATTACGTCTACAGTACCAAGATATTTAATGATTCTAGTGTAATCTGTACCTGTTCCGGAAGCAGTGTCTTCTTCAATGTATCTTGCGATAGTTGAGATTGCTTCTGACGCAGTAGCAGTTCTAATTCTAATTGCACCAACGGCAGAAAGAAACTTAAAGAAAATCTTTTCTGCGTCTGATTGATAGATTGTTGGATCAAAATCATCATCGTTTCTGATGATTTCTTCTAGGTTCAACGCGTAGTTTTGAAAAGCTTCAGACCAGCTTTGATTGTCATTTGCCGATGGTGTCCATGATCCAGCGCCTTCATACAGATTAGTGTAATCGATGGTGTTTAGGCCATTAACTGGAGCTGTTACATCTGGAAGATCTAACAATGCATAGTGTGAGAATTCAAATTTTAAATCAGGATCACCCTGTGCTCTGGTTAAATCCCTAGCCGCAGAAGCAAATGCAAACATTGTTCCGCCTTGTTCTTGAACCGTTCTTACTAATGGTGTTGCCATCTATCCTGATCTATTGATTATTAAATTGTAATTGTTGCGTTGAATGAAGATACAATGTACCACATTGTACCAACAAATCTTAGGGTTAGAGTACCGAACTCTGCAATTTCAACTGCAGCGGTTGGACCCGCGATGTTAGTGTTATCAATGTAAACTGTTCCACCGTCAGCCACTAACGTAATTTCTTGACCATTGTCTCCAATGTTTAGAGTTACGGGGTTTGCAGCTGTTGTAGAATCAATTACATAAATAGTACCAACAAATGAGTTAGCAGCAGGAAGCGCTGAAGCAGCTGTAACATCGTAAGAAACTGCGCCATTGAAAGAGATTGCTCCATCAACGTCAGTATCAGATGTTAGAGTGTTGCCTGTTGTGGCGAACTCAGCCGCATTGCCTGCATCAACTAATAGAGTTTCGACTCCAGCGTCAATAACGCCAGTCAAGTTACCAGTTGAAGGGTCAAGCAACGTAGTTACCTGTGCCAATTCATCATTAATTGCAGTGAAATTGTCGTTCAAAGTTACTCTTGACGCTGAAAGGCTGTCTGTACCTTGAATTGTTGTGATGATTGCCATTTTGCTCGTTTATATTTATTTAATTGTTAAAGCGTTTTTCACTAAAGTATTAGTGTTTCCATTAACATCAGTAACTTCGAGTTCAAGGGTGTAATCACCTTTGTCCTCGAAGAGATATGTTAACCACTTATTACTGTAGTATATATCAGACATCGATGTACTGTTATTTCGTATCGTCCATCTGTATTTATTCTTTCCAGGCATCATTGATTTGTCTGCACTGAAAGTCATGTGAGTTAGTAGTTCAATTTCAGCATGTGCTTCTGCAATCTGAATATCATTGAATGTTGGATTATATGGCGTGTAATTAACTTTACCAGTAATTGTTACTGAACCAACCGAAGCTACCGCTTCATACACATCTTCAAAATCGTATCTATTAGAATAATCCTTGCCGACCGCTAAAATGTATTTACAATAATCAATACCATTGGAAATTATTCCATCACCATCAACGTCTTTAAATACAGGATTATATGTAAATTTAGATAGAATTGGATCAGTCGATGCGTTCAAATCATTTGCAGCTGATTGCCATGCTGGAATATCAGTAGGATCAGTCAAATCAACTGTAAATGCATAAGTACTATATTCGTACTGGTATGTCTGATAGTTAAAGTGTTCAATAGTAAATGAAGAACCTGGATCAGCATTTTCAATTTTGAATGACGCAGTTAGGTCAGAACCGACTCTAGTTGCATCCCACCATGTGTGTTTACCGTCATTCCATTCATGTTTTCTAAGGTTTCTCCAGAAGTATGGACCTGGGGTTTCACCAAACCCGGTGGTTGATGAAGTGTCAACGTATCTTCTAACAGTTGAGAAGTTAACGCCTTGACTGTCATCGTTAACATAGTTCGCTCTATCTAAAGTCAAGTACAGTGTACCAATTTCTTGGTCAACCGTGTCGTTGTTTTGTTGTGGGAAACCCCATGAACCTCCTGCAACACCCCACTTAAAGTTTGAAGATTGCCAATCATAGTACTCTCTGTCCATCCACCTGTACATGCCGTAAATCTCAAGTGACTTCATCTTAGCATGAATAGAGTTAGGATATGTCTCATTAGATACATGGTTGAATAGATTAGTGTGTTCAATCTTAACATCATAAGATCCTTCATAAGGTAGAGCAATCGCTACCTTTAACATATCTGCAGTTTCACCTGTTAAAACCTGTGACCAACCCTTAGGACCTGTAATTGTCCAAGTCGTTTCATACACATCTCTCTTCCACCAGTTGTTCCAAGTCAGGTAAGTTACTGCGTCAGCATCAATCCAAGTGAACTCAGCGTCTTCCCATGTATCAGGGAAGGACTTACACTCCAACTGAACCGGAGCTCCCACTGGAATATCTTCAAAAGATTCTTGGAACGTTGATCTATTTAATTCGTAGTAATTGGTATAGAAGTCTTCAGTATCAGAATATAGGGCTGACATATCAACATCTGACAGTGATGAAAAGTCTTGTGTTTTACCAGTGTAAAGATCTGAAACCAATCTCAAATCCTCAATAAAAGGTTCTGTCTGGTGAATCTCAATCTTTGGGTCAACACCCGCTACGATAGTATCGATTGGATTCTGATTGTTCCAAATGTTGGTATTATATGAATAGAAGAAGTCCGCTTCACCAATGATGTCAATGATCTTGGCATTCAGTGGAAGGTACTCTCTTTGTAGTTTGTTCTTAAGACCGTATAACTTGATTAGAACTTCGTCAGCGGTGAAGTCAAAAACTTCATCAACCTGTGGAGTGTCCCACTGATCAAAGTTACCGTTAGGTGTGTTCAACTTATAGTACAGTCCAAAACGTGAAGTCTTTTTGTATGAAGATGAAGGTAGTTGAATACCCTTTAGTTTGTTAGATACGTAAGAACCTTTTGACGAAGATGGAATTTCAAACGCCTTTAGTTTACCAAACATTGGTGATCTATCGTCAACCACCAACCAATACTCCTTTAGTGTTAGATTGTTATATCCAAAGAATTTAATAGCGTTAATCAGCGCCTTATATGTACCAATGAACGGTTTAATGTTTGATAGTTCAAGTAGAAGTTCCTTTCTCTTACGGTTTAAGAGTTTCCAGTCAGTACCGACCTCGTTAATGTCATGATCTTTGAATAGGAATTGATCCGCAGTTGAAAGTGTTGCGCCAAAGTTTGAAAGTAGAACACCCAGTCTTTCGTCCTCTCCAACTGTTTCACCGTAAAAGTGGATGATAGCGACCACGTGGTCGTCAATAGTGTCAATCAAATATAGGTCTCTACGATGTGAATCATCGCGTTCTGAGTTCAGAGCGACGTTAACCTGTAAAGCGTCTTTAGCGTATGAAGTTCCAAGGGTGTGAATACCTGATGAAGTTGAAACCGCAACTGAGTTTGGTTGAGGATCTAAGATCTGAGAAGTTAGAGTTTCAACGTAAGGATCACCATCAACCAACTTAACACCAACCAAATTAATGTCCTTTGAAGACTGATACCAATCTCTCCACTCCAACTTAAATTGAGAACCAATGCTAGACCCGACTGGTTTAACCAATACAGAAGCGCCAAGGGAGTTGTACGCCTCTTCTAGGATGAACAGGGACACTGACTCATATAATCCAGTAGATACCTCATCCATGTGAATGTATCCCTCAAACACTTCTGATGTGCTGTCGTATTCCAACTGCACTTCATAGTTTGTACCATTAAAGAATCTTAGTCCTGAGTATCTCATTACTTAACTTTCAAATAATCTTTTGGCATTGCAAATGCCTTAAACAGTTTTAGTTGTGTTACCGCTCTTGTTGAAGTAACAAACATGTCTTGAATGAACTCAATGAAATCTTTCATTGTTTCCTTTCTTTGAATGTGAGGTGATAGACCCTTGGTCATAAGGTCGTATGAATAGTCCCTACCTTCATTCAGTTTATAATCGTTGGCACTCTTGGTTATGTTATACTTTTTACCAAGCTTGTACTTATAAAGGTCTTTGTATAGATCGCTCATTAGATTGACTTTCTATTTGCTGCCTGAATTTGAGTGAAGACAGTTCTTGGAATTGGTTTAGCAAAGCTTACTGAAAGCGCAGCTGCTTCTCCAATCTTAGCATCATCGGCAATTGTTGAACCTGTTCTATCAGCCCATCCACCTCTAAACATCGCAACGTCTTCTTTACTCAGTGCAATATCTCCAAATTCATCTAGACCAGTGATAGACATTCTAACGTCAGCTGGAATTCCATCAGTGGCATTAAAGGTAATAGTGTTTGAAGTTACAGTTTTCTTAAAGAATAGAATTCTGTTCTTACCATTGCCAACATCTTCTAGAACGGGGGTTTGTGGAGTGATAGTTGTCTGTGTTACTGTGTATGATCCTGTTCTTAGAGCGTCTTCTTCTGACTTAGATAGAAACTGAACGTTAACTGAGTCAATGCCATCGACTCCTTCTAGAAGGGCGACAATGTCAGACTTAGGCAATCTATCTCTTCTAGTGATAGACATTAAATACGTTGAAATCTTTCTTCTGATTTCAGCTAGAAGTTGAATTTCGTCAAATCCTTCAAAGTGACGAACCCAAATGTTCATAGCATACATTTTTGGCTTTGGATCAACGAATGAGATCTCAGTCGTTACCATCTGCTTACCTGATAACTCAATTGCTTCTCTAATGCCCTCAAGTTCAGATTGTGTAAAAAAGAATTCTTCGGTTGGAACGGAGAAATAATCTTGATTTGACTTTAGTTTTGACTTAACGTCAGGGAGAAGGAAAAGATAGATGATATTATCGTCATCTAAATATTGATCATCAGTCTGTGAATATGCATCAACATAAGAGAACATATTGTATCTTGCTAGGAAGTGTTCGTAATTGTCTGGAGTTGCAAGTACAAATGACTTAGATGTAAGAGGCGCAATTAGTTTTGTAAATTCAATTGATTCAGGATCTGCTCCCATTTTAGGAGAGGCGGTACTTCTGATTTCCAATAGATTATTAAGGTCGTATTCATTTCCTAATGCATCATATCCTGGATCAACAAACTTATATGAAATATCAGGTGAATCGCCCAGATTTCCAGATCTGCCATTGGTTTTAATGTAATTAACTTCGATTACCGCACCGTTGTTAGGAATCTGTCCAAAGTTACCATTACCAAAGAATAAATCAATACCACCGGTGATACCAGTCTTAATAACTACTCCCTTTGTAGAAGCGTTCATGTCATATAGAGATTCATATACTGTCCATTTCTCACCATTAACTGCAACGTCGACAATATCGTGGGCTGTAACACCTCCGGTTTGAATGTTAAAAGTTTGAAAAGGTTCACCTGACCCTGTGACATTCTGTGCTTGGGTTTCACCCTGAACGACAGGAACTTTAATATATCCTGCTAGGCCTTTTGAAATGCTAATTAAATCGGTCGAAGATCTTAATAAGTAAATTAAAGAGTTGTTATTAGATCTAATCTGAGAATTGGAATTAATATAAAGGGTATTTCCTGCAATTTCAGATTGCATACCCGGCTTCCATGTTATTTCAATCTCTCCCATCGCAGCAAATCCTCTAGTAGGATCATGGCCAGCCAATCTAGCTAGTCCATAGATGGATTCAGGCTGTTGAGCCGTGATAATGTTTTGTTCAACAGTCGCGTCTTCAATGTAATAGAAGATCATGTTAGTAAGCTCTGACGCTACTTTAACCATCTGAGAAAACGGAGATGCAGTTGTGAAAATGCTTTCAGCATTACCGTAAACCCTGCTCAAATAGGTTCTAACGTCCTGTTGAATCTGTGTAACTGCAACTCTAGCAGTGTCAAGAAAATTGAATTGGGCCATGTCAGACGTTTATTAGTTTACATACACTTGAACTTGATACTTCGAGTTAAGTGTAATGTTTATTTCTGCAATATCTCTAACGGTTCCCTTATAAAAAGAAACATTAGTCGATACTCTATATTTTCCAGCCAGTGGTACATATCTTTGAATTTGATCCTCAATGGTTGAAGTAACCATACTCTCATTGTAATTAAGAGTGTATATCAAATCTTCAAGATTTGCTCCAAAATCTGGTTCGCCAAGAACATCACCTTTTCTAGTGAACAGAATAGTTTCAATCTGCGTGATGACCTTTGAGATCTCACTCTCAGAATGAACCTTATATGGATCGTAGTTTGGATCTCCTTCTGCTCTTACGTAAAATTCCATGGCTATCTTTATATATCACATTACGAGTGCATCATCCAGTCGGTGCCCTCATCATTTTTGATTTCTTCAATCACTTTATCTAATTCATCCTGCCCCATTGACTGAATAATGTCAGCGTTAATCGTAATGCCACCTGGAAGATTGTAACCAAAAATAGCTAATTTCTGACCTAGTGAAATCATAACCTTTGCGGCCACGTATCTGAAGAAGATTTCATCTGCAAATAATGCACAGTCTGGAAGAGTTTCGTAAATCTCTAGAACGACGGGTTTAGTTGGTGTTTGACCTGTAAATTTCAATTCATGTGTCTGCTGTGAATAGTGGAAAGACAATGGGTTTTCAAGAATCTGACGAGCCATGTCAAAGAAAGATTCGTTAATTACAAAGTACTGTAAGTTTTCTGCACCTGCAACAATTGATGCACCACCTGAATAAAGAGAACCAAACAGTGCTCTTTGAACGTCAAAGTCACCTGTTGTGAAAGTGATAGCAGAACCTGCACCGTATCTTGAACCAATTTCAGCAACGGCATAAACAGCATACACTTCGTTTCCTCCTGTTGCAGGATTCTCTTTAGGTAGTGTTAATGATCTACGTCTTCTGAAGTGATCAGTGTCAAACACCTCAACTGGAATGTACAAGAAGTTCTCAGTCACTGAGTACTCATACGTTTTGTAAAACCACTTCTTTGCACGCTTAATGATGTTATACACCTCCGACTTAGGTAGGTTCATAGGAATCATACATGCACCTGTAACATGACTTCCGATTTCGTCAATGAAATCGTTTAGGCAATTAGAATCGTAATCTGGTGGGGTGGTTAGATTGTCTAAATCACCAATAAAAATATCACCCATTTCTTTAGTTTATTTTTTTAGAGTTTATCACCTCGGTCTTATCAAACTTGGCGAACTTCTCGCTATATTTACCCTCTCTAAAAATACCACCCGACATAGTACCTTTAAAAACACTGTCGGTTCCAAATACATAGCAGTTATTTAGAGTGCAACTGTTATGAGTGTAGCATGATTGAACCTTTGACCCATCAACCTGAGTCGACTGGTAAAGATTACTTCGCTGAATATCAGATCCATTAATTTGGCATCTGTAAAAATCGCTTAAGATTGCTTCGCCTCTAAACTTGCAATCTACGAATTCATAACCCTCCAAACCATGGGCTCCTAAGAAAACACCATCTTTAACCTGAACCCTTGAACGATCAGTGTCGTAGTTAATATGACCCTCTGTCATTCCGCCCTCTGAAATAAGTTTTACAACTTGGGTTTTAATGTTAGACCAGAACATGTCAATCGTTTCACCGTGGTTCTGAAGATCAAGAGTAAAATCAATCTTTTGAAAATTCTTAAAGTTACGATGATCCTTGTAAAGGTCGTAAATCTTTTTCATGTTTGACATGATTCTTCTTAACTCAAGGCGATTAAGCTCTGTTAAATCAGGATTCTTACATGTGTTCCAGAGTTGAATTAGAAAACTGTCAAGTAAATGAAGAATTGTTGAAGTCTTCTTTTCATAATCTTTACCGCCCAGGTATCTAAATTCTAGGTACCCTTTCTCCTGTTTTAAGAAGTTAACACCATAATACTTGGTGTCTGGATATTTAAACTGCATTTTAGAGATGTGATTTTCATCAAAGTTAAACAGCTCATTCTTAGGCAGAACGTACTTGATTGACTTGGCGTAAACAAGATCTCTACGTTCAGGAAAGTGTTTATACACCTGTTCTTCTTTAAAGTCCAAGATGAACTTTAAAGTGTTCATGTGAGTGATAAAGTTTGAACCCACAATCTTTTTGTCAAACGATACATTAAGGTGAATACCCGCTCTATCAGTAGTGTGACCGTTTTCCGAGATCCAATGTAACATCTTAATGATGATCAGTCTGGCATCAGGATACGGCAATGCACCAGTCACCATCTCAATGAGACCGGCACCACCTGACATATCAGGCTCCAACTTAAACACCTTATCGGACGGTTGAAAATCTGAGTGAGCCTTTTCTTCTACCTGAATCTTACGACCCAGATATTCACCGACCATCTCAGCTGTTTTTTCAACACTGTGATTCGAGTAAAACTCAAATTCAATGCCGCAAAATGAATGAAGGAGTATATCCTTGTTTGCTTCGTTTAACATGCAGTAGACACTATCTTACTATTTAAGTTTATATATCTACCGCACCGGGTAGCGGTTTAGACACAAGCTCAGTTACCGAAATAACTGAGCTTGTAACTAAGTAGTAATTAAGTAGTAACTAAGAATTATGCACCGATAACTCTCAAGAATACTTTCTTGGTATCTTCATCAACCTTAGTAACCTCTACTACAATTTCCTGACCCTTTTGGAAAGTGTCTCTCAATACTGTACCTTCTGGGAACTCAGAGATGTGTGCCATACCTACCACTGAACCGTGAACGGCGATGAATAAACCGTAATCTTTAATTGATCTGATGGTAGCGTTTTCAACCAGCGTCGGTAACTTTAAACCTTTAGTGAATTCTTCCCATGAGTTATCAACCTTCATCTCAGACTTTTCCTTTTGAGTCAAGATGATCTTTTCGTTACTGACAATTTCTTTGATTTTGAAGGTAACTTCATCACCAGGATTTACAGTACCATTTTTGTGAGAATTGAATAACTCAGGTGATAGGTCATTAACGTGAATCATACCCGTCAAACATGTATTAAATTCAACGAATACACCGTATTTTGCAGTACCTGTTACGTTACCTTTAATTTCAGAATCGATATTAGCTTGTAGGTTTTCAATTTCTCTAGGAATCATTGCCTGTAAGTATTTTCGGTGAGAAACCACGATTGTACCTCTCTTAGACGAGAATGAATCAGGTACCACGTACATCTGAGCACCGACAATTGAACTAAAGTCATGCAGTTTATTAATACCAGCAAGTGAACCAGGCATAAAACATTGGATACCTTGAACGAGTACAAGGTAACCTCCACCCGGGATCATCTCTTTAATAGTACCTAGGTATGCTGTATCTCCATCGTCAGCTGCTTGTCTAAGTTCTGCAAACACCTTTTGTTTAGTTCCTTCAGTGATAGAAGCAACTGCGTATTCTCTAACGTCAGTTTTATCACTTAAAACTTTTACAGCAACTTCGTCTCCAGGTCTAACGTCTGCAATAACGTCTCTATCTTCTCTTGACAAATCAATGTACAACATTTCACGATAATTAATATCGACTGTTGCCCATTTTTCACTCATCGAGTGGATTCTTCCAACTTCAACAGCACCTACGGTTAATTCAGAGATACCGTCGTCAAATTGAACGGTAGACAATAAATTATACATTTCTTGAGCATAAGGCTCGTGACAGTACACCACGTCTTTGTGGGAACCTGTCTTAATCTTAGTGTTGGGTTTGAGTTTTCGGTTGTAATAAGACTCGTATCTGTCCCAATCAAATTCTCCAGTTGGAGTTAAGAATTCGTCTGTAGATGAATCAAATTCATCAAGGTTGACTTCTACCTCTTCTTTTTCAACTTCAGTTACCTCTACTTTAATTTGTTTTTTGTTAGAGTTTTCTTGAAGTCTTCTTCGCTTTTGAGTACCATTATTGGTACCGTTGTTTTGATTTGTCATTTATGTTTAATTTAAAGGTGTAAAATACTAATTATATAACTCACTTCTTTTTATAGCGGTCGTCTCCCTTGACAATAGCACCTGCAACAGCCCTATCAACTGCTTTTCCAAGCGCTTGCATAAGAGTTAGTGTGAGAGCATGGGATAAATTTGCTACGTTATTAATACCGTCGGCTTTTGCCTTTTCATTCGCGGCTTGAATGTCGGGATTATTGTCTTTGGTTTTCGTCTTTTTAATCGTATCCATGCCGAAGGCAGATGAAATAGCCTTGTACCAATCGAGAGGAGCGTCGCCGTAGATAGGGTTGGCCTTTAGTTGTTCCCTATACAATTTATCTCTGTCAGTGGTCTTTTTAGGATTAGGTTGTGATCCGCCTCCTTTTTGGCCGCCTCCACCGCCTCCACCGCCAGTATTTGCAGCGTTATCGGTGTTCATGTTATTGCCACCGCCGCCATCGGTTGCATTTCCGACTCCCGTGTTGTTTGTATCTTTACCGTCAGCCATCTTAGTTAACTTTTACCTTTGTTGATTTGGTAGGTGGAATCTTAGCAGCAATAACGGGAATTGAAGAAGTCAAATTCGTAGCCGCAGTTGCAGCTGCTGTAGCAGCGGTCCCCAACGGCACTGCAAGCGGAGCAGCACTCAAAATAGGAAGTGAGGCTGCCGCAACACCTGCCGATGCGAGAGCTGTCATGTTTGTTGATAGATTGGTTAGATCAATTGCTAGCTTTTGCAACGTGTTCTTAATTTCGTTAAGGGCATCTTCATTTTTATCACCTAACACGGCAGGTTCTTCTGAACCTCCACCCATTCCAACGAGATGCAATAGATCAGCGGCCTGAAATAGGCCTTCACCGGCTGAACCAATCAACTTAACACCCTCTGATGAGTTCCAATACAGTTGCATTCTCGATGGGTCATAGAAAAGTGAGACCACTCCCATTGCACCATTCGCAGATACCATGTCTGAAACTTCTTGACGTGCCTTAGCCTGAAAGAAATAAACTGGAGTGTATAAGTTTCCGTTATCAAATCTAACAGAAACAATGTCACCTACGGCTGGAACCGCAAATTGACCATGTGAATCATTAGAACCGCAAAGGGCCCATGGAAGATCTTCATCAGGAATTAGATCAAACTTACCAAAAATGCGTATCCTACAACGGCCCTGATTTGATGGATCTTCGTTATTAACGATTTCTCCTAACCAGTGCGAATCTCTTAAATTATCTTGAAAAAGCTCTTTAATAGAGTCCATTATTCGTAGTTGTTTCCAAGGTTAGACTTCGTGTTAGCTGCTTCGTTTAGATTATTTATCATTGGAAATATGGAAGCAATCGAACCCTGTCTTAATGCCGCTCCGACGGTGGCACCTTCAGCTCCGAATATGTTTGTCACAATTGACTGTTTAAAGGAAGTTGCGGCATCTTTTGCAATGGCCTCACTCTGTCCAAATATGTTATCTACAGCTCCTCCTAAACCGCCTGCATAACTGTCAACTTGATTAATGGCCTGTTGATATGCCTGTTCAAGATCACTACCATATACGTTGACAGGCTTGCTAATAGCGTTTAGTGGATTATTCTCTCTAATAGCACCTGTTAAACTGTCAATTGCACTGTTAGTTATTTGACCAACGTCCTGCGACAATCTATCACCGACACCCTGGATTTTAGTTCTAGCGTCACTATCACTGCTTACGCCTAAATCACCTGTACTTTCTGTCATCAACCCCTGTAAATATGAAGTTGCAGTTTTCTTAATAGTTTCGTAACTAATTTCAATCTTAGGTGAAGGGCTTTCAGGCGCTGCGTTGCTTAATGTTTCAAATGTTTCTTTAGCAGACTTAATATTGAACTCGCAGAAATTAAATTCATACTGAAACAACGGCTTAAAGTCACCTGATATTTCAGCGTTCTTTGTTTCAGATCCAAGCAAACCCTTTTTGAATTCTGTGTTAATGTCTCTAATCTCAGAAACCATAATCCACATTCTAAATCCTCTAATATTCTTTGGTAGAACCTGGGTCCATGCTGCAAAATCATAAACCGAATCCCTATATAAATCCATCAAACCAGAAATTGCAAGATTGATTGATTCATTGCAAGTGATAGTTAGTTTGGCCTCATCACCTCCCCAATAAGGCTCAGTCATGTTATAGTCTAAAACCCTTGTCATTCCATCTAATGAAACCCAATACCATGGCATTTCACGATTAATCAAGAGCATGGTATCAACAAATCTTTCAAGCTTATCGGCTCTTTCAGTTTCTTTATAATGCTCTCTTAGAGTTTTAACGGCAATATCTTTATTAAAAAGAGGAGACGTAGTATCAAATAAAATTGTAAAGCTCAAATACGTAGGATCTTGATAAGGGTTCTTTGAACTCTTACCTAGTAATCCTTTTCTAAATTGTATTTGATTTGTACCAGTTGCCATATCCTATATATTAGTTTCCTGCAGGGGCTGTCATTTTCTCAACAACCTGTTGTCTAACTGGCCATTCTTTTCTAGATAAATGAAGAACCTGATTGATTCCATCTTCACCATTATACTTATATTCGATTCCCATGATAACGTAATATCCAGTTAGAAATTCATCGACTTTAAAAGCTTCCGCTTGATTATCGTCCTCAGTCTTGGTTTGATTCTTACCGGATTCCATCTGTTCTTGCTTCACTTCGAAACCAGCCTCTTCTGCCTTTTCATTTTCAGTATTAGCTACCGCGTTACTAGTGTTAGAGTAATTATAAATGGTAACTGGAATCTTCATGTATCGATACAACGCAGGGTTATTGGTTGACAACTCGACTATTAACTTCATCTTATCTAATTCAACCATATTTTGAACATTATTAATAGATGAATAGGCATAGTTTAAATGAACGTTATCCGCAGAGTGTTGCATTCCAATGTACTTATGCTTGACAATAGTACCATATTCATCTTCCTTTGAAGTTTGATTACCCTTTAAAGGTACTTCGTTGTCTTTAATCGTGGAACTAACTAAGGATTCAACATCAAACTCAAGAAGCTTTCCGCCCTCTTCATTCATATCAAAATACTGCAAGGTTCTCTTGTATCCATTTTCAAGAGCTACCTGAGTTGACATGTTAATTAGGTTATATGAGACAATGTGGGTTGCCGTACCTTCTACATTGTGGTGATTCGTTAAAATTAATTCAGCCTTGTTTTCAGCTGAACCTTCCTTTGGATCTTCTTTTCTTTCATCAAACAGGGTTGCTGAAATAAGTTCATCCATTTCAACTTCTTCTTCAGAATTGAAAACCTTTTGAACGTCAACAAAGTTTACGTAATAATATGGATCAATGGAATAGGTTTGAAAAGTTTCATCTGAAATGTAAGAGTGCAAAACAGTCTTATCTAATAATTCATACTTAGATTGAAATGCCGCAATTCTTACCATTTGATCGTCTGTTGCGTCTACATTAGTCGCAACCCCTAACTTCATATCTTTAGCGATTGAAATGACATGGTCATACGAGTTTCCTAAACCGTAACTTTTGCAACTGTCATTATAAAATTCTGGAATCTTTGCAATTGCTCTTAGTTTGAACATTGCTCCTCCATCTTGTTTTTCAGCAGTAGTAACTGGAAGACCTGAGAATTCTAGAATATGAAAATCCATTCTAATGTCTTTATACGTATCGTTAAAGTCCATTCTGATCTTTAAAGATAACACATCTCCATCCCTAGGAAACTGTGAAACCGTGAATATGTCCCTAGAGTCTTGAAGGGTTGCCGTTATTTCGGGGTATTTACCCAATAACTTCATCGAAAATCTATCAATCTCATTAGGTTGAAATACGTAATCATTCAACTTAATATATGGTTGCATTCCGCCCTGAAAAGCAGAATGGTGATCTCCACCCTTGGATTCAGCTTGATCTGGCATTTTGATGTCTTCAAGCTTAATGGTAGGTTCAGTAATCGTAAGTAAGTGACTATTTAGACCCATTATTCTGTGAAGTTTGTAGGATTAGCACTTCTGATTCCATCAACAATGCTGTAATTGCTATCACCGGTTTTGTGTCTGTTTGGTGGCAAGTTTTCTTTTGAACCGTTATCCAACTGTGCAGACTTTTGTTGTAGAAATTCTAGACGTTTAACATCTTTTTGTGTCATTCTTCTTTGTGAAACAAACTTATCCTTAGCCGAAGAACCTGTCATTCTTGTAGGCTTAATAAACTTAACAAAGTCTGTAGTATAAAGAGGTATTTCGATTTCATCACCAACGTTCATTGAGAAAGGATTTGAAATTCCATTCCACTTTAGAATTAAATCAGTCATTGAATCGTCTTTGTAGTATTTAAGAGCGATTAGATCCGGACGACCCTCTTCCTCCTCAGATACTCTATGATTCTGAAAAACACTAGTGTCTTCTTTGAACACTAGAGTAGGTTCAGTCATAATGGCCTTTTCAGCCGTCACCTTCTTTCTATCTAACGTATTAAACTTCATTACCCTTGTGCCATTTTCTTCATGATGTCGTTAGGACCATCTTTCATATCCCTATTACCGTATGCTGAAACCTCAACACCGCCTTCACCGGCATCAACTCCACCTTTAGGAGCAAGGTATAATCTACCTCTACCGCCGTTGAACATAGATTCAATGTCTGACTTATCTCTTGGTCTAGCATGTTTGAGTTCAACTTCAACTTTTAATTGAGTTGGAAATCCATCGTATGAAAGTTCGCCACTGAACTGAAAGTCAGCTGATGCGCAATACAAATTACCAATAACTGCGATCGGATTAAGTGGGTTACCAACCGTTAAGTGATATTGACCGGTTGCATCACCGGTTAGAAGTGCATTTACAGCTTCACCTCCTTGAGGAGTGTTAAACATTTTCATTAGCGAACCTCCAATAAGGTTATTTCCAAGTTTAGATCCCATTAGACCGTTTTGAGAAATGTCAGATGCAATGTTACCAATACCTTTCATCGCCGATCCCACCAAGCCGCTTAGGAAGCCACCAAAGTCACCGCTTTTGATTTTACTAATATCACCAAACGGTTTGTTGAACTTACCTCCACCTCCTCCGGTGTATCTTACAGCACCTCCCCAGAAGTTACCGTTATTATATGTTAGAACTAAAAGGTTAGCCATTAAATCAAGGAAAGCAACCCTAGGGTTAACTCCCTTAAGTTGTCTTAGGTCATACTCAAATACTAACTTAATATCTTGTGAAAAATCAAGACCTTGACCTCTAACCGCTACCTTTTTAATTACGTTGACAGGACCGAATACGTGATTAGGATAAGTTCCTTTAGTTGCGTCAAATCCACTTTTGGCGTTTGCAGTTTGAACAGCATTCATGCCGTTTGCAGCACCGTAAATTGAGCTAGCAAGACCACTTCCATTAATAAATCCACCTAACTTTCCTCCTCGGGCTCCGCCACCGCCATTAATTTCTTGAAGCTGTGACTCTACCTCAGTCCAAGTAGTGCTAACCTTAAACTTTAAAATGTCTTCAAGCTTGTTGCCCGCTGCTTCGCTCATCCAAGTCACGGCTCTTGCCAAATCCGGTGTAACTTTATCAAATGGTTGACCGCTTGCATCAAGAGACCTAATGTGAAGAATGTCATCTTCAACTGGCATTGGAAATCTTCTTAGGGTTAAAAGGTAATCGTTAGAAATCTTACCATAATACTTAGCAAGGGCAAAGTCTGCGTATTCATACCGATACGCCTTTCCGCCGGTGGCCTTTGTGTATTCAATGATTTTGGTAGCAGTTGGGTTTCTTGACAATACATTTTCTGCATCTGTACCCGCAAATAGAGAGGGTTTATTATAGTACTCTGCTGCTGGAGAATCTGAATGAAATGGAGTTCCTCTCCACTTTAAAAGGGACCAGGCGTTAAACAAAGACCAATAACCCTCTTCCCCTTCAATTGTAAACTTAGTAACTCCAGCTTCTTTCTTCTTATTCTTGCTCTCATCACCTTCAGCTCCCGCAGCTTGTGAAGCTGAATCAACTTCATACTTTTCGGAAGTAATTAAATTTGGACCATACATTGGTTCAAACGAGGCAACTTGAGGAGTGATAGTGTTCTCGTTAATTAGACCAACGGTTGGATTAACAACCGGAGGATTGTTTTTACCCTTACCAGAGAATAAGTTCTTCTTTTCTTTACCTCCTTTAGTTGAAACGTTCTGACCGGCTACTCTATCATATTGTGATTGTGCTTCTCTGGAAACACTATTCCAAAGGCCACTACCCTGATTAGAAACGTTACTTACGTCTTTATTAAAAATCGAGCCTAAAGCGTCGCCAAAACCCATACCCTATTGTCTTATTTTAGGGTATATATCAATCAATGCTATCCAGCTCTTCGAAGGTAGCCCGATGAATAATATCTTGAATCCAATTCTTTTTCTTTGGTTCCCTATCCTTTAAGAATCGTTTTAGAGCCATCTGGAAATCTTCTTTCGTATCAAAGTGATACTGTCCCTTTCTGTAGAAAGTTCTTGTCGACATTTCAAAGATGTCCTTGATTGATTTCTCGATCAAAAAGGATTGAACGGTATTAAACAGTTCAATGACGTCGGCCTCTGATCTAACGCACATCATAGAGTCAACAACTACCGTATATCGATGCCAGTTTTCATCACTAGAGATGTGAGATTCAAATTGATCGCATGTCGTAAAGTCAGATCTCTTAAATTTAAACCATGAGTCTTTACCTTTGAAGTCCTTTTGAAACTTACCCCAAAAAAAGTAGCGTTTTAAGAAGTTAATATCATCATAGAACTTGACGATTTTTAACTGATACTGTGGATTGTATTCATCCATCTTAACGTCATAGATGATACCCCTGACCGGAAATAAGATATTAGGATTTGCCGCTGTGGAAATTAGAGCGTGACAGTATTCTCCTTTAGCAAATAATTTATGCTGAATCATTTGTCAATGAATTTAACAACGTCAAAATTGCTCAATACTCCCTTTCTAGGATAGTCAGTCCTATTAATGATTACAAGCTTAGTACAAAATTTAGAATCTTCGGGTGATAGATCATCAATAACACTAAACAGCCCAGCTGTCGTGTCTGCTGTTAAGTTCTTAAGCATGTAAATTAATCTAAATTCTTTAGCACCTTCTTCAAATGAAGATAACTTAGATTCAAGAAAAGATAAAAGATGAAGGCCGACTACCTTATCATTCGGTGGAGAACCATAAGGATCGGCCTTCATTAACTTATTAACAATATCTAGATAGTTAATGGTGGTCGCCCCTTCTCCGTTCAATCTGATATATTTATTGAACTCGGCTTTGTTGTTACACCAAATACATTCTAGTTTAATTATCATTTCATGGTGGAAAGCGACTCTTTAAGTGAGTTTAATTCTATTTCAATCTCGGAGATTCTTCCTTCCAACTCTTCCTTCGAAGGTTCGAAGCTATCACCCCAGTCGCTAATAATTTTAATTTGATCAACCTGTTTAGAATTGCCAAGTTCAAGACCCATGTCCTCTGATAGCTCATATAGGAGATTCATTTTAGTAAGGACTACGTCACCTGATTCGATGTCATATACAACCTTACTTTCAAATCTTTCACCAGCTGCGTTAATGTTATCATCTGACACGGTCTTAATAATACCGTTATCTGCAATTTCTAAAACGATTTTTTGCATCTTAGTTCATTTCAGCCGCTTCACGTAGGATGCGTCTTTGTTCTTTCTTTTCTTTTCTACGCTCTTCAAGATCTTTGCTTTTAATAGCTCCAATTCTCCAAGCTTCTAGAAGCAATTCAACTTTAGCAGCTGAATAGCCCATTGACTCATATTGTTCTTTCATCGCAACCTCCTTTTGAGAAAGAAATTCATAAGTTGCCTTTTCATTTCTTTCAACGTTTTGTGCATGAAGCTGTTTACCTTCATTGTAGGTTTTATTATACCATAAAGTACCTACTTCGCTAAAACGTCCGTACATGTTTTTAATACGTAGCATTTTAGCCATTCTTAGTTGCCAGCGGCGTTCTTTTCTATTTGCCATAAATTAAATTAATTTGAGTAATACTCGTTAAGGAAAGTTTCAATATGTTGTTTGACGTAGTCTTGTAGATTATTTATATCGATTTGTTCAAGAGCCACGTCAATAATTTCTTGATTCAAATCTTCTTCCTCCATTCCTTCCGATAACATTGCATAGATTGCAGGGGTAGGAATGTTAATGTTCATGTTTACTGGAATTTGAACAACATTTTTCTTGCTCATCTTTTGAATCATTTTACCCATCACTGAAACTTGTTTAGTTTGAACAGGGGGTTGAATGATTGATGCGTCTGTGCTGCTCGTTACAGTATTGTTAGTTTGATCTTGAACAGGATCAGATTGTGGAGATGTAAATTGCAAAACATCTTGATTGTTTTCAATTTTTATCATGAATTCATTGATCAGGGATGGATTGATTCTTTTACCATTCGTAAAATAAGTCCACTTGGCATCTTTACGATCTTTATCAACGGTCCAGATTTCACCCATGTGATCACCTTTTATCCACTGATAATTAAGCTGTCCCTTTTTAATTACATTATCTTCCATAATAATTGATTCAGATATTATCATATCCTTCTTCGATTCTTTTAATAAAGCTTTCTTTAAGATTTTCAGAACCTTCATAATACTCTTCTAAATAGTCATTTAGTAATTTAATAGATCTACTCGGACCAATTAGAGCATCGGCCTTAAGGTATCTTCTAACAAACGTTGAAGAATCAAGCGTTAAGATCTGTTTTACTAACACATCATATTCTGGTACGTATACTTTATTAAATCCCATCTTCTTGTCTATTTAATCTTATAACATCAACATGTGCTTTGTTTAAAAGCTGCAATCCCTCAATATCCCGATATTCTTCTGAATAAAATACTCTCTTAATACCAGATTGAATAATCAGCTTTGAACATTCAAAGCAAGGAGAAGTAGTTGTATAAAGATCTGCTCCCTCACTTGACATGGTTGACTTAGCAATTTTTGTTAAAGCGTTTGATTCTGCATGTAGAACTTCTCGTTTTGTGGTAGATTCAGTCTTAGTGCAACAATCATCAACACAGATAAATCCACTGTCTTCTAAATCATCTACGATTTCAGGAGAGGTTGAATAGCTTGCGCTGATTTTAATTTCTTGAATGTCTTCACATTGATTATCAAAACCCTTTGGGGTTCCATTATATCCAAATGAAACCAACTGGTTGTCTTTAACAATTACGCATCCAACCTTACGTCTACTTGCGTAACTCAATTTTGCAAATTGGTACGCAACATCCATATAAACTTCATCAATTGATAACCTGGGCATAAAAATAAAGGTCTGAGTATATTATACCCAGACCTCTATTAAAAGTTTATTATGAATTGAATTAAGCTTGCTCTACTTCTTCGCCTTCTGAATCCCATGCTTCCATCATCTCATCGATCTTCTTAGAGTAAGACTCTTTTAGACCATTACATGCAGCTTCATAAGCTTCTTGTGTGATGTCTTCTTTTGATTCTTTTAGGGCATTTGCGGCCATCATTGCCATAAGAGCTGCATTTTCTTTTAAGTAAGATTCGATAGTGTGAGTATCGTGCATATCATTTTCCCAGACTTTAGCTTCAGACTTAACTTTTTCGTAAAGTTCTTTGACCATTTCTTCAACAGTTACTGGTGCTTCAGCCTCCTCAGACTCTTCGCCTTCTTCAGA